ACGTTAGTTACCTCATCCTCCTTGCCTCGATAAAACCGTAAACACTGACTGTGCCGCTGCCGAAGGCTGGTGCTCTTGCCACCAGGTAAACGGTCGTGGTGGATGCTAGGCTTAATCTGCGCGGGGCAATCGCAGTTCCTGGCGAGCCAGTTAGGGCTGTTGCTGTTGATGTCACTATTCCTGCCCCCGCTTCACCGTCGTCAGGGATTGTGCCAGTAACAGTGCTTATATTTGCTATCAATTGAAACGCGCTGCTTGCCGGGAGAGTGGTCAGAACGAAAATCGCGCTCCCGCGCACATCCCAGTCGCCAGCGGTCAAACTGATTGATGTTAAGTTTTTTGTTTGTGCGGTGGTATAGGCAACTGCACTAGTTGACGGCAGTGCGCTGGTAACGGTTTCACCCACCTGCCCTGCCGCCGCGTTGCTGTTGGTGTTAGTGCCGACCAATGTCGGAGAATTGTTGAGCACCACTGAGCCAGTGCCAGTAGTTCCATTGGACAGATTGGATGCAGCAATTGTCTGAAATGCCGGGGCTGTTGCTACTCCGGTGTTGTTACCGAAAAAGCTATTTGCTGCGGCAGGTTGAAGAACGAATGAAAGTGCCGGGCTAGTCGTGTAGCTCGTTACTGAGGTGGTGAAAAGCGGGAAAAGCGGGCCAGCCGAAAACGAAGTGACAGTGCCGGTCCCAGGCGGCGATGTCCAGATTGTGTCATAATCAGTTGGACTGTTCTTCGTTAAGACTTGCCCGATTGAGCCGCCTGTAGGGATACTGGAACTCGCCAGTGCGACGATGACCTTTCCGGTGGAATCGGTTTGTAGAAAAGAGGTCGAACTGGTGTTTGTGAGTTGCGGAAATTTAACTCCCGCAGAGTAATCAATGGCGACAGTTGTTCCGTCGTTCTGAAGTAACTGGCGAGCGTTTGCGTTAATGCTATTAGCCCCGGTCGAATCCTGAACGGGTACCGGGAATTTCAGTCCGGTTGACCAATCGATCATCGTGCCAATTGGATTGACCAGCGTTGCGTTTGAAAAATTAGCGACCGGACCGCCGCCGCCAATGGTCGAACTGCTGATTCTGGTATCGGTGAGCGTGTTACTGTTGTTCCACTTGGGTGGGGTCGAACCGGCGTTCCAGATCAGCGACTGACCATTGGTCGGCGAAGTGATTGCGACGTCGCTTAACCCTGAGAGAGTCGTTACAGGTGGTCGCCCTGCCTGACCCAGGACCGATTCAACGCTCAGTAACAGCAATAGCAGGATCTTCTTCATTGGATTGAGATCGGCGCGGTAAAACGGACGTTGTAGACGAGGAGTGGAACTTCTGCGACTAGAAGGAAAGGAATCTCATCCAGTTGGATGCGGCGGATCTTCTGGTTGTCGCGCCACCAGTAGTGAAGACGTTTCATGCAAAACTCGGCGAGAGCAAGTGCAGCGACCTGCGTCCCGCTGGCACCGCGGTTGATTGTGACGTTCTCCTGAATCTGGACTTCAACGAGGCTGTGAAAAGCTATGTTAGGTCCTTCGCCGAGTTTGATGAGCTTGCCGTGTGGTGTCATCACGATGCCAGTGATCCCGAGCTTCCCGACTGCTCGATCAATAATGTTAGCGAAATCGCCGATGTCTTCCGTGATCCATTGAATCGTTCCGTTGGCCGGCACTGGTAAAGGTATGTCCGGATCCTGCGCGGTAAGCCGCTGAATGATTGATTGCTGGAGATCGCCGAGCTTGCTCATTTGCTGAGATTTTCAAGTGACTTCTCGATCTCGCCGCTGATTTCGCCGGCGATGAAGTCCACGTTTTCCGTAACACCGGTCCTGAACGGGGCTCGTTCCGGAATGACAGATCTCTTCGCGAAAATTGTTTTCCCTGCGATCTTGAACACCAGGTATTTCGCAACTCGCGGGTAGATGGTCATACCAAATTCATGGACCCTCCCGTAGATAACGTTCGTGCCGATCGATCCCACCACCTGGTTCCCTTGAATCACCGCGGGTTCAGCGCGTACGGAGCCGCGGAGTAGCCCAGTAACTTCTCCGAGTCGTCGTTCTCCTGGCGGGTAAGGTCCTATGCCCGATAGACGGTTTTCTTGAATGCGGCCGCGAACAATTTGGAGTGCTCTGTCCATGCCGCGTTTGATTGCCTGTGGCACTTCGTCGGGCAGCTTTTGGAAACCTCTAATCAGTGCCTGACTTTCCGGTGGCAGGTCGACTTTGATATCAACGGTGCTCATTTTTGTTGTGCCTGGTAGTCCTGTTCAGTTACTGGAATTGAGATGCATCGGCAGTTGATGACGTCTTCTGGAGAACCGTCTGGTGCATGTGGATACATGAGCAGCGGGTCACCAACAGGGTAAGGCTCATCGATCGGGACAATTAGACCGTCGATGGCAATATGATCCGGCCGCGGTTCTTTCGGGATCGGGCTGTGCAGCCATTTCTTGTATTTGATCCCGGCTGCGAGCGCAGCTTGCTGACTTGCGTAACCATAAGCTGCCGCAGTCTCGGTTGCTGCAATCACATCCGCGCGGCCTTGTTCGATCTCGTCAAAGACCTGGGTGATCCGCGCTGAAAGCTGGGCCAGCGTTTCGCCTGCGTTAAGTCCAGTAGACAGTTCATTCTGAATTTGCTGGTAGATCTCGTCTGGCACATTACTAAGGAGGTTCTGGCGATTGGCGATAAAATCCAAGGTGTCCTGCGCCGGCAGTTTCCACGGATCGCGATATCCAGCCGCGTCGAGTGTGTCTTGTGCGCCAGCGGCAAGGACTATCGGGATCTCTGTGCGTAACGTTGAATTGAGATCCTGATCCAGGCCGCTCAAGTCAAAAGCGATCTTCATCGAATCATGGTGGTCCGGAGTGCCTTCGTCTTGTCCAAACAGCGGCCGATGCGTGTAAAGATGACGATGGACGTTTCGCAAAGTTTCGTGCTTGGCAAACCCAAGGACACGGACGATTGAGCTATGAAAATTCTTCTGGAGAATGTCCCGCTTTCGTTCGCTTGGATGTTTGATTGTTCCTTGAGCGCACAGGAGCGCAACCACCGTACGGGCTTGTGCTGTGGGCAGCGCGGCTGCAACAAGCAAAGTGCGATTGAACGGGCTCATAGTTCGATCAAATTCATGCTGATGCTGTAAAGGTTAAATGTTGTCGTTCCTCCCATGTTTGACATTTGGGAAAGATCAAACCAATAGACCGTGCCAATCGTAAGATTCATGGCAACTACCACACCGGTAAAAGGCATGACGTCGTTTGCTGCTTGAATATTGGAGCTGATAATGGGATTACCTACTGCAGTTCCTGTTATAGCCGCTCCATTATTCGGTGCTGTGCCTGTGCCGTAATAAACCTGGATAGTGCCATACGAATTCAACGCGCTTGTCATTGCACGACCGGTAACGATGACTAATTCGTTGCCGCTGTATTTAGGCGTAAATGCTACCTTGAGTCCGGCCATGACGCCTGCCGTGCTGGTCGTGTTCACAGGGTTTGCTGGATTAGCAGTAGTTATTGCGGTCGTGAACGCTCCAAAAATGCTCCCTGGAACACCGCGAACCTGCTGTCCAACACTGGGCGCGATGCTACTTCCTAGACCGCCGCGGGACGTAGCGAGAGTTCCTGTCCATCCAGCCGTAATTGTTACGGGAGCCAACAGTGATGTGGCAGGAGTTCCACTGAGGGCGAGAGTAACATTTGTATCGTTAGTCTCGGTCAACGCCGAAGGGGAAATTGGCAAGCCCAATACTAATGCGCTCGAGAAATCAATTGTCGTCGGGCTAACCACCTTGTGATCTTTTGTCCCGAGCATGATGGGTTCATCCGCGCGTAGGAGTAGTGCGGAAACAAGCAGGCCGACAACGATGAGATTTTTGGTTTTCATCCTACTTTGGCCCAGTGTTTGTTGTTGGTAGCCAGGTTGTAATCCAAGGGCGCAACCTGGCCGGGATCCAGAGGATCAGCCGCGCCGGCCCGGAGTTGGAAGCTCTGAGCCTGATTGCCAATCACTACTTCCATCAATGACAAGACAAGAAGCGAAGTGGTAAGTACGCTGTCGAGTGACGGCTGCGCTGGCCCACGCAAGCTCACGATCGTTGAACGATATGACCAGTCCAGTTGCGCTGGCGGCGGTGGGGAAGGGGCAGGGATCGGATCAGTGCGCATCGGGAAGTAGGTTTTACTGCCCCATTTACCGTACTTCAGTTCCTGTGCGGTATCCGTTAGTGAAAGATCGGCTGGCGTTATGGCCGAAATCTCTTTGGCGATGTCTTTCAGGTGCAGGTAGGCGTTGTCGCGTTCCTTTTGCCGGATTGGAGTCAGCAACGTGCCGGTCGGGTCTTGTGCGAGATAGGTTGCCCGTGCGATCGCGATGACGTCATCCACGCATTCCGGCGGGATCGACGGCTCCGGTTCCATTGGATTGCCGCCGCCAGCGACGTAGCCTCGCGCCACGTTTTCAGCCGATAGAACGCAACTGTCTAGGCTCTGAAGAGGTGAGGCTTGCGTCATTATGGTCTGCTCCGTTGCGAGCAGCCTGACGTCTGTGCCTTTAAGTATGACCCAGTTAGCCATTTTTAAGTGGTTGTTTGGTAAAAACGCCCATGTCCCAGCCGCCATTGGTTCGGTCCGCAGGTATTGCCTCGGTGAATCTCCAGCCGGCCCGGCGATCGCTTAATAACCCAAGATCGCGACAGGCACCGCGAACGTCGCAGCCGCCGGCACAATGCGGCTGTGGATGTCCGGATTGGTCTTCGCTGAAATCGTGGAACATGACGATGCCTTGATCTGCCATGAATGCTTCCAGTGCGATAAAGTCCGCGGTGACGCACGGTTTACCATGGCAACCGTCAATCAGCGCCAGGTGGATGGGAGCGTTCCAATGCTCGGTCAAAAAACTTTGGCTATCCTTGAAATAGACTATGACTCGTTCCCAGGCTGGATACACGATCGTTTCAGGGTGAACGAAGGTGAGTGGAAGAGATCTTCTCGCTGCAATCTCCATCGTCCGCAAACGATCGAACGAGTAACCGTTTGGCAATTCCAGGCCGATTGCTCGCCACTTCTTTTTGGTCATTCTCAGTTCCCGAGCAATGCCAGTGAGTGTCGTGCCTTCGCCTACACCGATTTCCATGTAAGTGATCTCATCAAACCGACCGGCGAGATCTCGGACGACCTGGCAAATCCGTTCTTCCATTCCGGTCATGCCAAAGCCCAGTGCGGTCATGCTGCTGAAGTTCCTTCAACGCCTCGCGCTTTTCGGTCGGCGGTACGTTTGTTTAGCCACATGAGAGCTTCCTCGCATCTCGTAATGGCGATTGAATTCTCTCGACACGGAACTGTTTCACCGAGCGAGCGCAAGCGATCGATGAGCATGGCGAGCACCTCTTCATTCGTGGTGCCATCATTGATGGTCTTCATCGAAGGATGTTCCTTTTCGATAAATTGAACCACTTGCGGATCCGATCCTTCAAAGCTCGCGAGCTCGTATTTGTGTCCTGGCATAATTATTTTCATGCTGCTTTCTCCATACTGAGGGTTCGAATTGCGAACTCGACCACTTCTTCCGGCAACGTCCGATAGAGCTCGAGGCAACCGGTATCGCATGTCGCGCGAAAATCTGGCGGCAGACAGTGGCACCCAGCGCAAGACAATGCTTTCTTGCGATACGAAATCACTTCTGGGATATGGACGTATATCCTTTCAGTGGTTGCGCCTTGGATCGCGATCGTCCTTGTGCCGATCGTCCCGGCAAGGTGCGCGGGGCCACTGTCGTTCCCGATGACAAGCTTTGCGCTTTGGATCGCCGCGGCGATGTAGTTCCAGCTTTGCCCAACGATGCAATGGAACGGCATGAAGAAACCGTAGTCCCGTTGTTCAGTCACCACTTTTACGCTGAAGCCTGCGGCCTTAAGTAACAGACCAAGTTCAATGAAATAGGCTTTCGGCCAGCTACGGACCGGTGAGTAACTGAACGGGAAAATCAGGACGTCCGCGCTATCGCGGCGTCCCATCTCCCTGTCCATTGGTGTCAGGTCCAGGCGCGGCCGTTTCGGTTGCGCTTTGACTCCGAGGCGGTGCGCGATCCAGTCCAGGTAATTGAGTGGCGAGTGAGTGCTAACGGCTTTTTCATAGCCTTCCCATGTTAGGACTGCGCCGTCCCTGTCCGCGCCCACGGGCATCTGGAACATGCGCAAGACCTCTGCTCGCCAGTCGGTGGCGAAGAATTCAACTGGTTCCCCGGCGGCCAGTAAACCTTCGCCTAGCCACGCATAACACACAATGTCGCCCAGTCCGCGAAACCAGCCATTAATAGTGTCGATCTTCATTTGCTCACTACACGCGCCTCCCCATGCCGAAAAAGGAAGCGCGTGAGAGTAAACAAACGAATCCGTTTATCGAGACGAGCCGCTTCCCGCCGAGGCTTTGATCAGTTGACCGGCACTCGTCTGACCAGCAGATGTGCCATACATGATCGCAATACGCGAGGTAGCAGTTCCCAGCGTGTGGTTTACATATTGCACCTGCATGACAGTGATGTTGATGTCAGGGTCAGTGACCATCTGCACATTTCCGAATGACGCTCCCGGCAAAACCGAGGTGTAATCATTTGGCGGCCTTGTGGCGACCACCAGTGCCGACCTGCTGCCGCCGAATCCGACCAGGTTCGCGTTGTTGCTCGGCATATTCGGTGCCGAGTAAACCTCGAATGTATCAACGGTAGGAACGAACGTGCTTTGCGGTGTCGTGCCTTCGGTGACAATCCGCGGTTGTTGATAAGCGGCGAAGGTTACCATTGTCGGGTCTTTGACGAGGCTACCGAAAGCCGACGGCCACAGTAACATCGTGCGGTTCCCGAGGCCCAGCGGTACACCGCGCTGAGTCAGGGCGACTCCAATGTCGACCACCGTGCCTCGCGCGAAGTTCGCAGAAGAAACGATGGTGTTGTTGGTGAAGTTGGCGTCCGTGAGCAGTGCGTAGATTGCGTCCACGATGTTCTTCGCGAGCGCATAAGCAGACGCCGGCGCGAATTCGTCGAAGAGTCTGCGCATTGTCGATGCCAGGATGTTCTCATTAAAGGTGATTGGAACGCCTTTGTGATTGTTAAGAATCACAGGCACATCAGTTGTTAGTGCCGCAGCGTCTGTCCAACCACTCGCAGTGCTGTAAGTCTGCACCGTCGGGATGGTGATGATCCTGGTCATTATGGTCTGGTTGAACGTGGCTGGCTGGTCGCTGAAATCACTCGTAAACCGAGTGAGGGCAGGGAAGATGAACTTCAGCAACTCCAGGGTTCGCTGCGTGACCAGCGTTCCGGCGAGCGTACCGAGGTTGGCATCGGTAACATCAGCGGCCATGATAGCGTCATTGAGGATGCTCATCCTGCACCCTTTAAGCCTCTCAGAATTGGGCTTGCCCTCTTTGAATTCCGCGGCGTAAATCGCCCCGAACTCGGCGGCAAACCGAGCTTTCTCTTCCGGCACTCCAGCTTTCGCCGAAGACGCCAGGATCTTCACCATCTGTGAATAAACGTTGAACGGGTCATCGTTTACGGCTTGTACGCGCGAGACTTCATAACTCGAGCGAGTGATGCGATCACCGGAAAGAACGCGTCCGTCGCCGACCAGGTGGTCGATGACATCGATGTACCCAGGATCTGCCGCAGCTTGCATGGCGAGGCGTTCCTGTGTCCTGATGTCTTTGGGCAGAATAGCTCCGCGCTTGATGGCGCGTTGAATCGCCGCATCGGCGTCTGCCTTGTTGCGCTTGCGAATGATTCCGTCTTTCCGATCACTTTCCGCCTTGATTTCGACAAGCTCGAATTCCGCTGTGTTGGCGCGAACAGCGGCATCCGCCGCTTTCACTTTTGCTTCAAGCACTGCATCATCAGCGTTCTGTCCGGCAACTGCTTTGAGAGCTTCTAGCTCTTTTTCTTGCTCCTGATTTTTCGCTCGGAGCGCAGCGATTTCTTCTGTTGTCATTTTGGTTTTCTCTCCTTGTTTGTTCTCGGTTTTCGCTGGCTGCTCCAGCGGAGTTTTGACGGGTGATCCGTCGTTTTTTGCCCACAAGGGCAAATCGTTAAAAGCGGGGTCGTTAACGAGGCCGCCCATGTTCGGGCCGGCCTCAATGCAGCAGACGACTCGCGCAGGATCTTTGCGCTTGTCGTCCACATGGAACACGGGCGAAAACGCCCGAAAATCTTTTCCTTCCACGGCTCGCCGGCCGCTCGCTGTCCATTCGCCTTTGGCGACTACGCCGTCGTTCTCTCGCCAGGTGAAAGAGCTCGGCCAGAACGATGCCGGCCCGTCTTCATGGTTAAAGTCGAAGTAAACGCGCTTGCCAGTGCGAGCGGTAATCTCCGCTCGTTGCTGTTCTATTTTTGCGGCTGCTTCGGTGTTAATCAGGACCTTGATCGCGCGGCCGATGCCGCCTGCTACCGGCCGAATGGAATGCAAACCCGCTGGAAGAAACGTGATCTCGTTCGTTGCAGTCGGTGAGATTGCGATCGCTGCACGGCACTGGACGGGCTGAGAATCCTCAAGATCGCCGAGAGTCTTGATTTCTTCGTGAGCCTTTGTGCTCGAGTCGTCAGCAACCTCGATGCCGAACTTTTTGCAGGCGGCTCGGATCTTTGCTTTGACCTTGGCTAGATCATCTGACGAATACTTGGACGCGTTATCAGCCTGGTTGATGTAACTCCACGCAGCGCGAGCGTGAGCCTCAGTGTCGATCGGATACCGCTTTTTCTTGTCGCTTTGGTAACCGGGATCGGCGTATTCAACATCGCCGTACGGTTTTTTGGAATCAGTTGAATCAGCCATAAGATTTATGTGGTTAATTTGAGCCGCCGATATTCGGATTCAGAAAGATCTGTGGTGTCGGTGCTAGAGATGCGCCGAGTTTCACCGCTTTCAGTGGAGTCGCTCTTAGCGTCTGAGTGTTCTTCGGATGATTTTTCTTCAGAAGCGTGAGCGTGATGGTGCGGGTGGGTTGTTTTCTTCGCTGTAGTCATTTGGTTTCCTTTTGCGTGAGTTCAGCAGCCAGCTTGCGCAGTTCGTGCGCGAAAATTCCGTCGTCTTCGATCTGTGAAAGCCGCTCCAGCCGCGCTTGGACATGGAAACCGGCCTCATGCGGCCTTGATACGTTTGCTTCCCTTGGATTTGCCGGTGGGTTGTGCGACGGCTCGCCCAACGGTGTTACGCCAGGAGGAGCCGCGGTAGGTGCCGGTGGACCGGCACCTTTTGGCGGCGGGGCATGTGCGACGTCTTCACCTTCTGTCGCTTGAGGAATGCCATACTTCGTTCGCAGGTAAGACAGGGGAAGATCGAGTCCAATCGCGGCAAGGATCTGGTCACGCTCGGCGTCTTGATAGGTGCCGGTGGTTTCCTGCAGGAACCGGCATTCTGGCGGCTCTTCGGCATCGCCGTAATTGAGCATCAGAATATACGGGATCAGTTGCCCGTTGATCACATCGGCGACATAGGCACTCGCGGCGTCCAGGCGATCTTGTTTCAGTTGCGCTTCGACGGTCCCGAACGCCTGTCCGCCACGACCACTAGCCAGTGTTGCGCCGGTCATGGTCTGACCAAGAATCAGGTGTCGCGCATAACGATCCGCTCGATCCAGAAGATCTCCTTGCGGAGTGCGATCGCCGCTAGAGTGAGTAGGCTCTTTGAGCTCAAGCTTCGTGCCTTCAGGAAATGCGGCCCAACCCGCGCTTCCCATGTTCTGGAGCATGTCGCACAACGCTGAAACCGTCTGATCAGGCGAGGTGCCGACGTAAGTAGCCCAGCGAAACGGAAGTCCAAAAACTTGCGCGAGGTTAAGTAGCCAATCGCTCGAGAAATTGGCCGCGCACCACCACCAGGCCAAAGGCCGCAGCATCGGGCCGCCGAGCGGACTACCCGATTTCACTTTGTGGATGCAGGAGAGAAACTTGTAATCAGGGAAGGGCGTTATTCCTCCGCTGCTTTGCGGATAGCCTGGAAAGGCCGGATTGCCTTGATTGTATTGATAACTCTGATAGCTCTGAGGGCCGAGTTGCGAAGTATCAAATCCGGCCTCACCAACATAGGTCAGACCTAGGACACCATTTTGATCAAAAGCATAGCTGATGGGATGCGCCCAACAGGTACATCGCGGTGCCGCGATCAGACCATGATTTTTGGTCTTGAGCATTTGCCATAAAATCTCAAGAACGCTGAAGCCTCGAAACCAACCGTCCATGATGTCCGTAACCGTGCCGTCCAGACCGTTCTCGTCAGCAGCAGCGTCGGGTTGCATCCCGAGAATTGCCGTCGCACAAAGTTTTTCCCGTTCTACCGCATTCGCGGTCGGGTCTTGGTCTTCTTCGACATAGGGATCGAAAATGATGTCGCGCCGATTGATTCCGTAGAGCAGTTCCTGCTGGCAAGCGGCCAGTTCCGGCCAGGTGTCCAGCATGAGATCGAAAAGCTGCCATTGCTGGACATGGTTCCCGGCCAACGCCCCGCGCAAAATCATCTCAATCCATTGCGGGGTAATGGCGGCCAGGCTCGGCAGAATCCACCTGTATTGCGCTTGGCTGCGAAGAATCCGCTGGAACCCGCGCATTGGAATCGCGATGGTCGATTTCGCATCAACGGCTCGCTCGCCGTTTGTGCGAACCTTGACGGTCTTTACACCGCGCAGGCGACCGGCTTTTATCGGGACTTTCCGAGTTTTCACGATACGAGCTTTGCTGGCCTGAACGGCTGAGTGAAACGCGACGGTGCCGGTCGTCCGAAATGGATAATCTTTGGATCGCGGATTGCGCCGGCCATGCTGTCGGCACCGGCACGAACTGCCAGTGCGAGCGCAGTGCATCGGTCGCTATGTCCTTCGCGTGTCCTGGGAGCCCAGTAACTGTATTCGCCGGCCTTCACGACCTGCTGCATCGAGTGAAGGTCTTCGCGCACCGCGCGGGATACCGGGATCCGGATCGTAGTTGGCGACTCGAATTTGCGGCGAAGCGTCGGAAAAAGCAGCCGCTTCGAGCGCGGAGTAAAAGTGAATTTCTCTACCTTGCCGAACTTATGCTCTTCAGGTTTCCACTCGCTGTGGCCTAAGACTGCGTAGTCGCCGAACCCAACACCTGGACCAGTGTAATCAACGCAAGTGCGCCTGGAGCCTCTGATCCGCGAAGACAAAATCTCGTTCTGATTCGGCGTGTCTGTCTTGTGCAGAATCAGGACTTCGCGGGTCCAGAGGATGTCGCCGACCAGTTCAAGCGTCCAGCAAACAGTCGGATCGTTCGAGCGGCCAAAGTCGATGCCGCAAAAGATGTCACGCCGCGAATTGAAAAATTCCGGCTCAATTACCTCGCTGGCCTGAGTAGTCTCAGCTAGCGCGATGATGTCATACGGGAGAAGAACGTTGCTGGTATCAGTGGGTTCGCACTCGTATTCTTGCTGCCATAGATCTTCGTCATCGAGGCCTGCTCGTAGTTCTTCGGCGTCTACCGGCAAGCCATCTCTGATCGCATCGTGGATGGTGACCTTGTGGCCCGTGTAGCCGTTCTCTTTTTGCTTTTCCCAGAGTTGGAAAAATTTGTTGTCGCGACCGTTAAACGTCGAGACAATCCGGATCTTCATGTTCCGCCTGATTGAGTCGATCTCGTCGCCGGCATACAACGCCTGAACCCGTGTCATAAACGTGCCGGCTAACGGGTTCGTTAAGGACGGAAACATCGCGCCCCAGATCAGGTCGCAGTCTTCGTGATAGGCGAACTCGTCCAGAATCACGTTTGCCGAGTAGCCACGGGCAGTGCTGGGATTGGCTGGAATTGCCACGATTCTCGAGCCGTTAGCAAAACGGATCTCGGCTACACGAAGAAGTGCTTCGCCGATCTCGCGGTCCTCCGCGTAACTTTCAATAGCAAGCCGAAAGGCTTCAGCCCATTCCTTGCATTTATCTATCCACTCAATGGACTGCCGTTCTCCGGAACTTAAGCAGACCCACTTGGCACCTGGATCGGTAAGCGCAGATGTTGTCGCTTCACATGCTGTCTGGAAACTTTTGCCTGTTTGCCGTGCCTGAACGCCGATCTTGAATCGCGAAAGATCATTTACCCACCGGTCCTGATAAGGCAGAAGCAGACCAAGTGGCGACACCACAGGACCATCTTTTCTTGGACGTTTCCGCTTGTGGAATGCGGGGTGCGAAGGTTTACGATGCTCAAGCGACCTCACTTGTGGAAAATTTCCTTGAGCCTTTTGAATTTTTGCTCGGGATTAAGCTGGGAATCTCGCAGAGTCTCGGCCGCTCGTTTCTCGCGCCTCTCAGCCATCGCGAGCTCGCGCAGTTGGCAGTTGAGCTTCGTTTCCGCTACAATCTGCGCCCGATACCTCAGGCACATGTTCGTAAGCAGGTTCAGATCTTTGGCGGTACAGGAGCGATCACGCGCGGCGTTGTGCGTTTTCTCTTCCAACGCATCGATCGTGGACTGAGTGTAGTTCCCAGGGAATTGCGAGATGTCCTTGCTGACTTCGTCAGCGAGGTTCAGAGTTCTATGCCTTTGTGCGATCTGATGGGCCGCGACATGCCGCTTGTAAAAATTGGTGAGAGCCGTGCGATGGCTATGAACGCCAAACTCGTTCTCTAACTTTACGAGAATTTGGCCGTAGGTCAGATTGGCCGTGAGCAGCCACTCACACAGTAGGGCGTGTTGCTCGTCCGACAGGTAATCGAGCTTGCTGTTAAACCGCGGTCTTCTGACTAAATTGCCCCTTTTTCTTCGCGCGATTTCACGCGCACTTAACGGGGCTTCTTCTTCATCGAACATGACGTCGATGAAGAATGCTGGCGGAATCTAAAAAGACGCAAACCGCCGGTTGGCTCTATTGCCTCTATTGGAGAATATTTACCGAATCACCGAAAAATCGGTGTCGGACAGGAGATTAAGCCACCGCTTTCAAGCCAGCACTCTGTCCAGGCACTGGAGGAGTCAATTGATAGAGCTCTTTGATCAGCTTGGGTTCAGCCAGGGAACGCATGTTACGCAACATCAACTTGGCATACACGCTCTGCCCATTCCGAAACTCCATCCTTTTAATGTGCGCTTTGCGTAATCGGTAACCTATCTGGCCTTTTCGCAATCCCGTTTTGCCTTGGATGTAATTCGACGAGAACCCGAGCGCACCCAGTAGAGCGCACTCATAGTCGTTGCGATTGTGCAAATAGTCGACTAGCCGCGGTGGTTCGAATTGGTGCTTAGAGTGTTTGTGTTGGTTAACACCGTTTCGATTGTTGCTCATTGTATTTCTCCGAAATTCACAGCCGTTTGGACATTGTGGATATTTGTTCCGCAGACAGGACAATAGATTACTGGACGACTAGCCGTCTGCTGCTGAGTCAGCTTTCGCGCCGATGCTGCCGGCACTGCCTCGGGCGTAGGCTCCGAGGTGCTGCCTTTCTCAAGCACAGCGATGCTTTTCCCGTGAACCTTGCGCGTGTGGATCGCCAGGTAAGCGCGGCGACCATACGTCTTACTGCACACTGGGCAGCTGAGATTTTGTACCACAAGCGACCTAGGTTCCGGGCCATTGTTAAATTGAGTCAACGATTTGCCGTGAATTGCTCGCAAATGATGTCCCATAATCGCGCGTGTTGCGAAACTGCGCGAACACACCGGGCAAGTCTTGCCTAGATGCGGATTCTTTTTGCGCCCCGATCCTCGCCCCACCGGCACATTGCCGTGCGTAGTGAGTCCCTGCGCTTTGAGTTTTGCAGCGTATCGCTTGTAGTATTCTTTGTGCTTGGCTAAGACTGCTGCCTTATTTTTCGGTGGTCGACCCATCTTCGCGCGTGGGCTACTTCGCCGCTGCCCCTTGTTCGTGCTCCAGAATTGTTTGTGCGATCGGATCTGATGCGTTTGCAACGCACGTTCACTGGCAAACTCTCTGCTGCACGTTGGACATTTAAAGGAGGTTTCGACGGGTGCTGCCGTTGCCACCGGCGTTGCACTCGTCCCGTCATTAGTTGCTTCTTGTTCGTTCATATGGATGCTGGTGTTTTCATATTTACGCACCTTTTATGCGCCTGAATAGATGATTAGACAACTAAAAATTATTGTCGTCGGTAAAGATCTTATCCTGACAGGGCTGGCACATTCCTGTAATTCGAAACTCAGCCGCGGACTCACGATCGCGAAAACCTTCTATCTCGGAGCCGCACCAGGTGCAGTAATATTTGCGGCCTGCGAACAACTGACCGGCGAGCTTGTAAGGCAGACCTTTTTTGAACTCACGGTGTTGTTTTGCATTCATAAGCGCGGATCAACATGCACCGTTGTTTCTGGGTCAATCATCCCTGCCTTTTCAAATTCGCTTATGATGGCTCGTTCACTTTCACCAAAGATAATGATGATCTCCCAACCCTCTGGGATACCGTCACCATGCGTTTGGCGGCGAATGTGGATCGGCTGTGTCTGTTGCAATCGGGAAAGATTCTCGCGCGTTAGGCCAAGAATCAGTATCTCGCCTTTCTCCTTAGATCGACTGGTCCGTGCAATAAACATTTTACTGCAGAGCGTCCCATTCTTTAAGTGCAGCAAGCACTTCGTCCTTGTCGACCGGTTCTTTTTTGAGAAGTAATACAGCCAACTTGTTGCCGGCTTTTTTTATCTCGTTCAGCAGCATCTGGCATTGTTCCCAAGTCTCACGCTCTGCAGTCGCGGCCGCCTCGAGCTCACTCGGTGTGGGTTTCTTCGGCGATACGAATTCCTCGAGAATTTTGTCGACTGCTTTTTGCGCTTTCGCACTACGATTTACGAATTCTTCAATGCTCATATTCATTGATCTTGCGGTTCCGCCGGTCGATCCCGATGGAGTTCTTTCCACCGATTCCAGCCGGCGAGAGTCCAGTGCTGATAATCATCGTTGACGGCGAAGTGCTCGTCGTCGTACCGCTCGCAGTCTCGAACAAACCACCAGCCGAGCAAGATTCCTGCTGCTACACTGATGATGACGATGTATTTCATTTTGAATGTTTGCTACCGTTCCGGCCAATACTGGTAATGGCGAGAAGTGAAATCAAATCGAAAGACCCAGGATCCGGTCCGTAAACAATGATTGTACTACTCTGGCCGGAAGGATGTGTGCTAATCCAATGCCTGTCCTTCACCAGGAATTTGCGGCCATCAGTTAAATAAATGGTGAACGGGACGTCTTCCTTAACGTATTGCAAAATGTGTTTGTTCGAAATCATTCTGATCCGTTGAAAATTTCTACGATGTTTTCGATATCGATCAGGGCAAGTTCTGTCTCGCCAAAATAGACCAGCGTATGAGAGAGCTTTCGCGGAGCACCGACATCGCGACGTTCGTTGAATGAATAAGTCGCACCATTAGATAAGCGGATGCGGAACGGACGAAACGGTTCGCGTTCTACCAATAATTTGATCTCTTCAACTTTCATTTATTCACTGGATTGTTGCGGTCCAGCCATAGAATAAACAAGCCCAACGGACCAGCGACTGCGCCACAAACAAATCCGACACTTGCGCGATTCCCTGACTTCTCGGCGATTACGACGCCGATTGCGCCCCAGATCGCTGCGAAGATTAACACCACCAACGGCAATATGAGCCACGGTTGCTGTACTAGCAGATCAATTATGTTCATTAGGCCGCCACATTAGCCATCAGTTTGCTAGTCGCAACCCTTTTTTTCTTCCCGCGCTTCCGCGGCAGCTTCGCGTTCGCTCGAGAACTGGCTTTCTTGCGTTCGCTCGTTCGGCTGCCGAGCACAGACATGGCTTGTCTGATCAACTCTTTTTCATCCATGAGCTAACCGTTAGCAGCGGCCAGCATGGAAGTCAAACTATGATTTTGCCATCCTTGAGTTGGCGTCTTTGGAGGAATTCGATCAGTGCGTTGCGAGGAATTCGGACACACGAACGACTCGAGGATTTCCCGCGCAAATCAAACGCGTAGAGCTCGCCTTCCTCGATTAAGTTGACCAGGTGCTGATCCGAGACATGAAACAATTGAGCGAGTTGCCAGACGGGAAAAGATTCGCCGGCTGGCAGATGGTGCTCAGTCACGGACTAAATCGTTACGCCCCGTTATTGCCCAGCGCAACCAAAATTTGGTACTTTTCTGATACTTTTTTTTGTTGGTCTAACGAGTTTACCTATGAAAATGGGGTATTGCGGGGGCGGGATTTGAATCCGCTTTGGCTACCCAGGCAAAATCGTGTTTCATAGGTGAGGAAGATCGTCGGTGGTTCTCAAACAGTTGGCTTGGTATCATTTTATTGGTACTTTTTGGTACTTTTTTTCGGTTGGTACTTTAGTACCAAACTTTGCTGTTTGCACTGGCGATCGCGCGATGGCTCGAGAATGCGCCGTGCCTGGAACGTTTCAATGTCAGCAAGGCGTACATGATGACTGCGTTTGCTGTAAACGACTACGGGTAAATTTGCACGAACCCATCGCGGAGTTTTTTTAAGTAATCTTGCTGCATCAGGAACAGTCAGTTCTTGTATGCCAGCAAATCTGTCAGCCTCACGCCCAATACGTTTCTTGAGCCGGTCGATCTCGCGCTCTAGTTGCCTCAATGCAGTCGTAATCAATGGACGTTTTTCGTCCTCTGAGCTTTTGAAGTATCAAAAAGTACCAGATTAGAAGACCTTTTCGCCGGTCGAATATTGAACCATTCGCGAGCGGCCTGGACTGGCTGGCGACGATGATAAGAACGTTTGACCATCGGGATTGAGTTGCCCATCTCGTAGGAAACCTGCGGAACGTTCTGCGTCATTCGCGTCCGATACGAACAGAATGAGTCTCGCAGACAATTGTGTTTCCAGCCGCCGATGAATTCCCCGATGCGCGTGGCTTCTCGTTTGCTGGGTTGTTCGGCATCGCCAAGGACTGGACCATTTGCCGAACGATACTGCGCCAGCCACTGAGCCAGATTGGGTAGAATCGGCACCTCGCGTTCCTGACGCGTTTTGGCTGTCGCCGCCCGAACGATAATAATATTGTGTTTCCAATCAAAATCTTCCCACATCAGTGGCGACTTTTTCGAATCTGGATCAGGCGCGATTTCCTCCGAGCGAATGCCGGCGAATGCGCCGATCAAAAGCCACGGCATAAAATGCTGTTGAACGTTTCCGATCAGCGTTCGCATTTGATCTGCCGTGATAATATTTGCTTCGCCTGGCGCGATTTTAATGCGGTCGACTTTCTCTGCTTCAGTTGTGCGATCCCGATCCAGATAGGACATTCGTCTCGCCCAGGAGAACAGGTTGACGACTGCTGCTCGCAGATTTGCTTTCCGACGCATCCCGGCACTGCGTGAATCAAGGAAACGTTGGATCTCTGGTGCCAAGATCGTTGCTATCGGTCGTGTAGATCCAATGAATTGCTCAAACAGTCTGATGTCGTTTGTAAGCGATCGAAAGTGACGACTGCTCGTCGTGGATTTAACCTGCAGAAATTCATTGCACAGTTCCCCGAATGGCCGGCTGCGACTACGCTCGACTTTCCATGCCCTAAATTCTGCCAGTTCCGCGAGATCGATGTCGAGCAGATCGTTGCGACCGTTTGCCAGAAGAACAGCAATATCAGTGGCTCGCGCCTCGGCTTTCTCTTTGCTCCCGAACCGTACCATTCGCCGCTCGCCCTGTGAATAATCATCAAACCCCCAGCGTCCATCGGCGTACTGGCGAACGATAATTTTTATGTGACCAATTTTCATTTTAAAAATGCCTTGTTAACCAGAAGCGAACCGGCTAGTGATAAGGTTCCGTCCCACACACTCTTTATCCCCAATGCCTGAACGACCGCGACGATTTGTCGGCTTGCAAGAGCCATCGCGTGAACGTTTGGATTTGCGAATATCGGATGACTCGAACAAGAAGGCACTGCTGCTAGCGGCCATGTACGGGATCACGGTGGCGCAACTATTCGAGCGACTGATCGAAGACGCAGACGAACTTTTGATCTTCATCTCTTAAGCGAAAGCAGGATTGCTTCGCCGTTTGCTCCTAGTCCCGGCAATCTTTCGAAATTCCAAATCGATCAAATGCTCGAATAGTGAGGACACACTGCGGTGTTCTCTTGCGGCGACCCGTTCTGCTTTAGCTCGACTCGCCGGCGTTACCGTCAGGCTCAACTTCTGTTTCAACTGTTTCACCAAACGCTTATCACGTTTGGAATGGGCTACAAACACACGTTTCGGTTGTTGTTTTTGAGGCATAAGGAGCAGGTTGAAGAAAAGTCCCGGCAAGAATTAATACGGGATTCACATGGGCAAGTTTCGATTTTTATACGCCATAAAATAGTAAGTGCAAGTTTTTTCTTGTCAATTGTCTGCGCATTACGCATATAAAATGCACCGGAAATTTTGGTGGGAAAAACCCTCACTGCGATGCAGACAAGAGCGAAAAAAAGAGGTCGGCCGCGAAGGCAAATCACAGGTGAAAAGCTCAACTTATTGGTGGATCCCGTTGCCAAAGCGCGAGCCTCCAAGCTCGCCTGGGAGCGACACATCTCAATTGGTCGGCTCTTTGAGGGGATGATATCGGCTGTGGACGATGGTGACCCTCGCCGCCGCATCACAGTAAAACGCCGACGACTCAAAAAGGCACTCCTCAGATGACAACTGCACTGAGGCAATTGGAGCGCGAGATCGATCGGTTGAAGGAACGTATTCGCCGTGAAGCTGCGGTAGAAGAAGTGACTGTTCCTGGTGCTGCGCAGCTACTTAAAAAAACGCCGCTCTGGGTTCGCGCGAATTTGCCCGTAATCATTCACGGCAAACATAGCCATCACGTTCGCCTCGCTGACATCGAAGCATATCAGTCGCGGCGAACGCTTCAGCCAAAACTAAACGGAAGGACGCTCAAGTGAGCACTGGTAACAACGCGCTCAAGCGCAAGATCGCACAACGCTGGAACATCATTGCCCAAGGAATGATGATCCCTAGCCCAGCAACAAAGGCATTCATTGAACTTGAGTACATCCTGACCGAGGCAGCACTGCTCCCGCGCCGGCGGGAGTCAAAACATAAGCAAGCGGAACTGCCTCTCGGGGAAAGCCCCACAACTAATGACGATAACACCATGAGCCTCTCGGAAGAGGTAGGAAGGAACTACAGCGAATGAACATCAACGATGCCTATCCCAGCAGATATCTTAAAGTCGGCGACCTCCCAGACGAAGGTTCGCAGCAAGTCACAATCGAGAGCATCAGTCTCGAGGAAGTCGGACGGGACCGCGACACCGTGCCTGTCATTTACTTTCAGGAATTTAAGAAGGGATTCACCTGTAATAAAACCAATGCGCGAACCATTGCTCGATTAATCGGCAGCATTGAGTTCGATGATTGGATTGGTCAAAAGATTACTCTGTACGCTACAGAAACGGAAAATCCTCAGGGGGAACTCGTAGATACAATTCGTGTTAGGACCAAAACTGACAAACCGGTGAGATCCACTGCCCAGCCAGTGAGCAAGCCGGCCAGGGTATCAGCACCGATCACGACTCGAGCCACAACTCGAGAGGAGGACGACGATGGAATCCCCTTCTGAGACAGGCTCTGAATTTAAAAAGGCAAAAGCCGTCATGGAAGGCAAACCGGCAACGGAAGTTTCCGACGGTGTTAAAGAAGCTCGAAGGTATCTCCAGAAAGCGGCCAACCTTTATAACCTTACCGTTAAATGCGTCGACAAGGTCGTTGCGCCCAACGTCCCACCGATCGCGCAGACGGGGGAAATGTTTCGGGCGGCCGTAGGCACTCTTTTCATCGAGGCAGCCCGTGCCGGCTTTGTACGAATTATGCCCGATAGGGACATGGAACATGAGGGATCGCAGAAAGAACAAGGATGAGACACCAGACCTGTTCGGGGAAGCTCACGCTCGCTGGAGCGATCCCGATACTTCTCATGCCGCGGCAAACGATCTTGCCGGCGAGAAAGCTACCTGCTTGGAATATGTGGTGCTCTCCGTTTTACGAAAGTTTCCACTAGGACTGACCATGCACGAAATCGTGAGATTCACAGGGCTTCTTTGGAATACAGTCAGTCCGCGCATTCGGCCATTGGTCCGAAAGGGTTTTGTCATTGATTCTGGTAAACGTCGCAAAGGTCCGACTGGCAAGTTTTGTATAGTCTGGATGGCAACATGACTGACCTGGCCCAACAGACCGAACAACTGCTCAAGGCATTCACAACGCTGCACAATGATCTGAGCGCACTTCGCATAGATATAGGGATTGCTGTAACTGTGATCGTTGCGTTGTTAGTCGTCATAGCATTTAGAAGAAGAAGGTAAACAGAAATAGGCAATGCATAGTGCTTGCCAAAAACAGAAAGAGAAAACAATGATAGAAGCAGAGACAGAAACAGAGAGTAAGACAGAAATACAGCAATTAAGGCCGCGTCCAACCCAGTTGCCAGCCAAAATGGAAGACTGGCAACGGACCTTACAAGGCCATCGCACTATCAACGATCATGTTGAAGATGTGCTTGAAGTATTAGTGAATAAGAGCCCTGAATTCAGGGCTCTTTTAGAAGCGGTTTGGGATACAGATGCGGTTGAAGGATCGCTAAGTGCTGACAATATCATAGCGGCGCAAATGATTCGTGATGCAGCGAGAAAGGAAGATCCAGAGCATCACCCATTAGCGAAACGTAAGCTCGCAACATTGGTCAGGTCATTAGGGGTTGTGTTGCGTCGTTACGACGCTGACCGCAAAACACGGCGGCAAACAGTGGACGGCAAAATTGTTCCAGATGGGAACAATAACGATTAATCCAATAGCCTCGCCCCTTCGGGGGCGAGGCTAACTTTTATGGATGATACATCACTAGCCAAACTGGATGTTGTTTACCAAGCGATTCAAGCCGCAACAACTATGCAGGAAGTTAAGGACACGCTTGATGTGCTGGCGGCCGCGAAGGTGTACGCGCAGCAACACAAAGTCGGACAAGAGATTCAAGTCAAGGTTACTGAGTACGTTCTCATGGCGGAACGCAAACTCGGCGAGATAATCATCGCTGGCAAAAAGGCAGGACAGATCACGCATGATCATCATCCAGACAGAGCCGTTATCCGCGGCGAGGATAACGGGAAAATCAAGCTCTCGGATGTTGGCATTAGTCTGAACCTGAGCAGTCGGGCGCAAAAACTTGCCAAGATTTCGGAAGAGGAATTCGACAAGCGAATAGAGAATCTGAAAGCAACCGGCAAAGCGGTGCGGCCTAACAAGAAAAGCCAAAAGGAAGACAAGCCTCTTAAACCGCATTACGCCGAGGAAGAAATCATTGCCCTTTATGATAAAGGACTGTCTTACGCTGAAATTGCCGCGGCAGTCGGAATTGGTCATCGCAAGGTGCGCGACATCGTTACGTTTGAAAGAATGCGGCGCGAAGGAGCTAGAGATGCTAACGGCGAAATTGCTCCCGAAACGCTTTCAATGTCCCAGCATGAAAAACTGGAAAGAGCAATCGCCCGAGAAAAAGAACGAGTCAGGCGAGAGCTTCAAGCGAGTTATTATTCCGATCTGCATGAGAAGACCGAGTCATTCGTGAAAAGAATAGGCCCGACGTTACAGGCTGAACAAGATCAGGCAAAGCGAATCATGCAGGGACGTAATGGTTTTATGACCAAAAAAGTCTTCCTGTTGATTCTGTCTTGTCTGCATCCCGATTGGGTTACTGATCCAAAACAGAAACGCCGGTATGAAGATGCTTTCACGGAATTTTCAAAATTGGAAAAGTTCCTTTTAGATGAAAAAGAAAGTCCAACCAATTTCGTTCGTATTCCCAGCACATGGGCGGAATGGGAAGCGCAGAGAAAGAAACCCAAAACGAAGCCGACTAAGAGCGAGGTATTTGTTAGATAACTAAACCACTAACATGGACCAGGCAGAACGTAAACATCGCCAGCGCATGATTGAACATGCCAAGAGCTATAATGACGCGCCCAGCTACGATTGTCCCATCTGCGGCGAGGGCGTCCGTGTGCCGACTCATGTTCATGGCGGCCTGGTCCGCTGCCCAAACTGCCGGGCTCGGCTGCGAGTGGAACGTGACGCGCAGTTTCAAGGCGGCATGTGGCATGACCTTTCAAGGCTGATACCAACATTGAAATGAAAAAATTATATCTAGGCGATAGCGTTTATGTGACCTGGGACGACTTAGGCCGCCTCGTTCTCACTACCGAAAACGGCTATCCCGATGATCCTCGTAATCGAATTGTTTTGGAACCGGAAGTATTTGCAAATCTAATTGAATTTGCAGCCGACGAACCACAATCAGAATAACATGAGCATCCGCCGCGAACCAACCTATCTGTCTCGCGAAGTTTGGCGTTGGCTCTGGCTGATAGCCAAAGCCAAATCGCCGGCAGGGGTAGGGGATGGCGATAGGATGACGACTGCAGACCAGATGGCCGATGAAATTCTTCGAAGTCACATTACGGAAAAATTCCCGCAGCTTTTAGCATTCCAGAAAGAAGTGGAGAAAAGGGAGCGCGAGGTAATCAAGACACTTATAACATAAATGATCCCGACCATAACTAGTTACCTTTACGAACTGCACCATCACAAAGGTCTTATCGTTGCACAACTGGAGCGCAAACACGCAATGCATCTCGCCGCAGCCGGGGCTCTCATCACGATTTTGTTAGTGCTTTTGATTTTGTTGAAAAGTTGAAAGGAACAAATGGACAAAAAACTCGAACAATTCATGCTCAAAGAGAGCCGGCATTACTGCGAATTCCCCGATGTGAGCGGTCTGCCGGTGTGTCGCGCTAAAGCCACGCATATTCTGGAACTGACAAACGACGACAACGGACGAAAAAGAATGGTGGCGGTCTGCGATGACTGCGCCAATTACATTCTTCTTGCACATCATGGCTGACCAGGAGATCCGCACAGTGAGCCTGCCGTTCGCCTCGAAAACGACGGCCGGAAAGTTCGTGCGTTTCGCCGAAACCCTCGGCTATGCGCCGGCACTCCAGAAGAGGGGAGCTTTTCACGTCGTGACCACCGTCTTCCAGAACCGCGCCGATCGGGCCCGCCTGCTCACAGCATGGACCCGCCAGGGCGGCCAGAGACCCAGAATAAAAACGAAAACGAAAAAAACAAGAAAGGAGAAACCTATGCCAGATACAGAAACAGAAACACCCGAGGAGAAACCAGAACCAACACCAGCACCCGAGCCGCCGCCGCCCAACGGAGGCTAGGGAGTTCCAGGTGAAACCACCTAAATGGGCAGATCCAACCGGATCTGTCCATTCACATGGGTTCATCATGTATAATCGGCTTTTTACGAAGATTCTCGATTCATCCATCTGGCTGGAAGAAGACGTAACCAGGATCGTCTGGATCACAATGCTGGCGGCAATGGATGAGGATGGGTTCTGTCCTTTCTCTTGCGATGAAAACCTGGCGCGTCGGGCCAATGTCCCAACTGAAAAACTCGTCCACGCGTTAAAGGTCCTTGAATCACCCGACCAACGAAGTCCAAATGATGAATTTGACGGTCGCCGAATCGAGAGAGTCCCAAACGGCTGGATGGTTCTCAAAGCCCCATATTACCGAACCATGTTGAGCAGGGAAATCCAGAGGGAACGAACCAGGCTCAGAGTCGCGCAACACAGGACCAAGAATAAGAATGTAACAGATGAAGCGTTATGGAATGTTACAGATGTTACTGTAACAAATGTAACACACTCAGAAGCAGATGCAGAAGCAAAAGAAAAAGAAGTTGTACAAGAAAAAGAAAATTCGTCCTCCAAATGGATTGAAGAACTAAAAACCGATCCGGCTTACAAAGGGATCGACGTTGAACGCGAACACGCCAAATGCGTTCGCTGGAGCAAGGAACACAAAGTTCAGCCTACACGCCGCCGATTTATCAACTGGCTTAACCGGTCCGATAAACCACTCTTTGAACGCAAATTCAAAGATGACGACAAGATCCACAAATACGGATTGCCGTTATAAGCAAACTAATGGGTTACCAACACACCCACTTCAAAACTTGGAATGAAGAGCTCACTCATCGCAAGACCGTTATCAAAAAGCTCGAGAAAATCCAGGGACTCCAGGCTCTCTACGAAAGCTGGGAGGCCAACCCTGTCGACTCGGACGAGTACCGTCACTACATGCTCTTGCTTAGACGCCGATTGCGATCCGCCGAGAACCAACTTCGGGCAATGAAACCGTGAAAAGCTTGCGTGAAATCTTCCCCAGAGCCTCTAAAACGTTCTTTGAGCGAAACGCCGCCACAATGTCCCAGCCGGCCGACAAACGTGAAGCATACGCAAAGCCAGGTGGCAAGGCGAGGGCGTTTAGAACCAAGACTGAGCGCGAATTCGCGGTGCTTCTTGAGCACATGAAACGCACCGACGAGATCCTGCGCTACGATTACGAAGGGATCACGCTGCGTTGGCCTGTTGGCGATGAGATCATCCGTTACACACCGGACTTCGTCGTCTTTCCGCCGGCGATTGCCGTTTCGGGTCAGATCAAATTGATCGAGGTCAAAGGTGCTTTTACAAAAGGAAAATTCGAGAGGGCAATTGAGCGTTTCCGACATGCCCGAACCTATTGGCCTCAGTTCCTCTTCGAGCTCCACCAAAAAACCGCGGACGGATGGCGGCGAATTCTATAAGTCTGCCCATCCAAAGTATCGGCCACGCGCGTTATTCTTTTCCCTCCTTGATACGTTTGAGCTTTTTCAGCCATTCCAATTGCTCTTTCTTTTGTCTGTTTTCCATGTAGCCTGGCTTGCTTCCCACGAAGCTCGGAGGGCCGTTTGACAAATCGATTTGCGATATTGCGTAAATGATTGCGACTGCGGTCAGAATCGCTGCTAGCACCGGCAAGAATATTTTCATTGAAAGCCTCATGTGGATCGTTTCCTCCTTAGTTCGCATTCGCTGGCGCGACTCGCACCAACGAGGCTATATTTTCTTCCTGTTTCCTGGTTGCGTTTTAAAAGCGCAATCCGAGCTTTAAAATCGCTTGTGCTTTCTGGCTTGCCGCGAGCTTTCGGCTGTTTTACTTTGTTTGTATTCATCCTCCATGCGCCGACTGCCGGCAAGCAACGCCGGCGCATGAGTGGCTGAACACCAGTGCAGTTGAACACTGCTTCGCTTATTTGCCACCGTTTAGGTAGTGGACACGTTCCGCGGCCTGTTCGCGTGTGTTGAAATCGCTTTCCGGTTCCCATTTCCCAGCGGCAGTGTAGAACCCCACCGTGAACAGGTTGTGCTCCATGTAAACGCCATCGCAGATCTTTTGGCCGGCGCGTTCGCTTTGGATGTAAAGCCAAGTTGTGTGTTCCATTATTTTGCCCCCTCCCAATTAACTAAGTTTCTGCGTGATTCCGTCGCAAACAGGATTGCCGCGGCAACCAATCAGGTTCGCGAAATATCGCTTTTCGGATCCACACCCTGGACAAGCGAAAATCAAAACGTGGTGTGTTGATTTCTTTCCAAGTCGCCTGGTCACATAATCGCGACCGGCAACTTCCATTACTAACTTTTCGTGTTTATTCATTGATCTCAATTCTAGCTATCCGTTGGCTATTGTCAATGGGAACCTGAAAATATTTGCAGCTTTATTTCGCGACGTTCTGACCTCTCGGCACAACTTTTGCTAACCGTTTGCTGATCGACCATCCAAAGTGCCGATCGCGCGATTCGCCGGCTGTAAAGTTGACCATCCAAAGTACGAGCTCGCCATTGGCCGGCCGACCATCGGACCATCCAGAGTCGACCATCCAAAGTCGACCATCCAAAGTACCGGCCACACGCGTGTGCTCGAGCGAACATGTTCGATTGCACATGCACTGCAGAACATGTCTGGCCGGCCGGGATCCCGGCCGGATCCGGATCCCGCGGCCGGCCTGGCAAGATGACCAATAAACGGCCGCGGCCGGGATCCCGCGGCCGACAGGCCGGCTGAATTCGTGTCTTCATTGGTCCTTGATTCTGTACAGTAAAAAGGCCGGCCGCGGATCAAATCCCGGCCGGCCTTTGTTCGTTTCATTCGCTAGTCCATTCCTATTTTGAAAAGCAATTCCTCTGCGCCATATACCTTGAGCTCGCCACAAGCTTCGCATTCGTATTTACGCGCGTCGGGTTCGCAATTGCCTTGCTCGTTTCTACAAGCTAGGCAAATTCCCGTGCAATCGTCACGCTCGACAGCCTCCAAAATTTGGTCGCGTGTTATCACAAGACCCTCCCGCGTTTCACTAACAGGCCGCCAGTGCCAGGTTGAATCACTGCACCTTTAGGAATTCGTTTCGGCTTTGTTACGCAGTTCTGATCGTTTACAACTTGCCCAAAGCTTCCATGATTAGCCACAACATGATTCTCGAAGCACATTATAATTTTGCCTCGTTTGACCTTGTATTCTTGCTTGCCTGTAAAGCTCAAGCCGTTTGGGACGCGAAACGTTATCATTTGCCCCGGCCTAAATCCGCGAAACGCGTTCTTGTCTGTATACCAGTGAATTGCTTTCACGTTATTTGATCTCCTGCACATCTGAAACGCGTTTGCATGTTCCGTCCATTTGTTCAATAGACGCGTCGACAAAATAAGCTCGCGCATTTTCTAAGGTTGTGCTTTTGGACATCGACGTAACGTAGCTTGTTCCGTCCGTGTAGATGACACGAAATGCCGGCAAATTGCGCGTTTCAGCGGCCGCGGCCTCGAGCTCGCGCGTTTCGATGTCGGCATCTTGAAATCCGGCCGGGATCTCTTCATCATGGCCGAAATAGTCTCGCATATACATTTTGAATTTTCTCCTTTGGTTGTTTGTGATGACCTTATAACGGCCGGCCGCGGATCTCTCCAGGCCGGCCGCTATTGTAGGCAATCGCTAGGCTGTCCAAGCTTTGATCTCGAGCGGATCCGTACCGACTGGAATTGACATCGGCTTTAGTGTTACTTTTCCGAGATTCGCGGCCGCGGCCATGATTCGCTCAACTTCCTTTTCCGCGGCCGGATCCGCGGCCGGCCAGATTGCCAGGCCTTCTTTCACTTCAACGACAAAAGGCGAGATCCCAACGCGAGCTTTCCCCTTCGCACGAAGGCCGACAATGCACCCGGCCGGATCCGCAAAACGCAAATCCGACAAATCTCCGTCGATGACCGGCCGGCCAAAAAATTCGGCCGGTAAGGGTTCGCCTTTTTTAACCTTGAAAACGACAGCCGTATTAATTCCGCGTTTTGCCCATGCATCCGAAAATTCGGCCGATATTGCCAGGCCGGTAAATGAATAGGTCAAATGGTAATTGCCAGGCAAATTCTGGCGAAGGCCGGCCGGATATTTCGTGAAGTCATAAAACTGGACATGAGGAAATCTCTCAAGAATTCCAGTCTTTTCCCACAAAATGTCACTGGTCCCATTCAAACGAATAGCTGGACGCATTCCGGCTTTTTCCGCCTTTTTAACTAAGGCCGAAATTTCGCTTTCCAATTGCGCAAGAAAACGCGTCGGATTCGCGTACCAGAATTGCGTTCTGGCAATCCGCGCTTTTTGCACGTTACTCATGATCCCGCGGCCGGCCGAATATAGGCAAGCCGCTTTGCAATGCACTGTCGCGAATTTGCAAACATTAATCCCGTTGCCTGCTAAATGCGCCGGCGCAAAATATTGAATCCCGGTCACAAAACCGAATTTTTCGCCTTTGACCGTTTTGCTATCGTTGCCAATCGATAAAAGCGTCATTATTTGACCTCCTGCACATAGGGTTTGTCCCATTTGCCAAACGAGACGTTAATATAAAACGTTGGGACGCTTCCATAATCGCCATCATTTACGAGCTCGCGAGATGTCTGCACCTTGTCAATCTCCGACATGATTGTTTCAACCAACGCTAGTGCGTCGGGATTATTCTGTAGGTGCTCTCTGTACCAGTAAACGTTTACGTCTACCGGCGGAATCGGCCCCGACATTAAACGAACGTCTACCGTCGAATGGTGATGTTTTGTGACGCTCACAACGTATCCCGGTAAAGCTTTCCGGATATTTGAGCGCATTAATTTTACTTTGTCTGTAGCTATGTACGGCATTTTAGTGGACCTCCGTTATGCAAATCTCGCCTTCGTGCAGTTTGCCGTAGCATTTGCAATGCATTTGCTCCGGATGCGCACAAGACGCATATTTGCCGTTTACGACCCAAGCTTGATGCTCATAGTCGTATTTAATAGTTTGTTTAGTTGTATCTAACGTATTATTCATATGTTACAAGCTTATCTATCCGTTAGCTACAGTCAATGCCACTACCGAAAATAAACAAAAATAATTGCCGGCCGAATCTCAACGATTGGCATGCTATTTGCTAACGGTTAGCTACTAGCCAGGCCGGCCGGCCAACTCGCTTTAACGTCGCGCTTTGCAATCCTCGCGTTCAATTCATCGCGTGGCTCTCCGTCTCAAGAGATCCTACAGACACACAACCAACCAAAAACGACCAACCAACCAAAACAAAAGGCAACCACTGCCTACACTGCCTACACTGCCTGGCACTGGTATACCATTGCCTTTAATGGTGGGACGCAACCAATAAACGGCTGCAGACATGGCGGCCGGGATCTCCAAAACAAGCAATTGACGCGACCAATTAAACAACGGTTCGACAATTGCCAGGGTTGGATTTCAGAGTGTAAATGTGGCGGCCGCGAGATCAAAACGCGATGGAGGCCAACCTGGAAAGCTTAAGACATGCGATAAGGCCGGCTTGTTTTGGTCGGCCAATAAGAGCCTCGGCAATAAGGCATTGCCAATAACATCGGACAAAACGAATAATGTAAAGTCGAAGCTCCTGCCCGACCATCCTACACGGACCATCCTGCACCCGCGATGGTCGCGATCAGTGCCGTATGACCGATCGCGGCCGCGGGGAATCATCCGCCCTTCCGACTGCGCAATAGAATTTGGAATCTAGGATTTGTGGTTATCCGTGTTGTGCGTAAGAAGAGGTGGTTCACATTCCCCCTCCTGTTCTGCTGCGATTGCGGCTTCTAGAATATTTAATGCTGAAGACGACCTCTCCCGCTGAATCTCGAAAGCAGCGTCTTTCATCGCTACCAGCAACCGCTTGCAACGCTGCTCTGCGGTCACAAGTTGGCGAAATAGTGTAGTTCCGTTTGCCAATTCGCCTTTTAAGTCCTGCTCCAACCGCTCGCAACGCTGCTGCGCTACTTCGGCTCTGCGCTGTGCTGCTTGCCATGCGCGATCGTATTTCGTATCGCCATTTTCGTCGCGCTGCTGCAGGACCTCTGTGATCTGCCTTGCTTGATTCTCGGTTAAATCTGCGGCCAGCAGTTTGTCACCGAAGTAGAGGTCCCAAGAGCCGTGTCTGGATTGTCTGGCTCTCCAAAGGTGCTGCATTTTGGCGGCTGACAATTCTGCGTCGAATTGACCGTGTGATAAGTCGCTCATTGTGCTGTTGCTCTAAGGGTTAAGTAGGAGTCGGCAATGAGGGCAGAAGCGTGGGCGTTTGCGGTAGTGGCGGAAGTAAGAGGCGCGAGATTTGGGATGCCTGCCGCCGCGGGAGTCCGGTTCCCTTACATGCTCCGGTCTTCGGGCTGATGCCTCTCGCGCTTCGCAGCCGATACTGTCATTCACGCTTGCAGAGTGGTCCCTGGGCGTATGATTGGACTCGGCTTTGTCGGCTGGCACAGGCACGGCAGGCAAATTGGTATTGGGAGAGGAGATGGAACGGCCGGTGCGCTGTTGGAATTCGCGGAGAGAATCTTCGGTTTCGATCATGTAGCGCAACAGTGTAGCGCAACAGTGTAGCGCAACAGAATTGTTGTGCAACACATGTAGCGCAACAATGTAGCGCAACAGGTGTATTTTAGTGGGCGAGATGAGTAGTGAGGATGGCGGCACCGAGGAGGACGACGGATGCGCCGAGGAGTTGAGGATAGACGTAGGAGCCTGCGGCCATGAGCATAGCGATTACAGTGAGGATGAGTTGAGGTTTCATAATGGTTGGGTTGGGTTTTTTGTTTATATCAGATCGGTTTTGACAAGCTGGTTGGCATTTCTGAGTCGTTCATATTCGTCTTTCATACCTCGCATGTAGGCAGCTTTGACGGACTCGAGGTTGAGGAGGGTTTCGAAAGCGGCCTGGGTATTGTCGTTCCAAAGGCCAGTGACCTCGACGTTGAGGATAGCCTGGATAGCGGCGATCTTGCCCTCAGTAGTCATGTGATTGTTTGTCATCAGGGGTTCAAGCCGGTTGCAGTTTGTATCCCGGCGCGGCGATCCCAGGCCAAAACTCGTAGAGATAGATCTTGTTGGAATCGCCCGTGTTGTGGGTGATCTTTGGATTAATAATTTTGGCGAGGCAATAGGCGCATTCGCCGGTTTTGTTAGCAGGTCCTACGTCGCCGATGACGCCGTCATGTTTTACGCCCGTTTTCAGGTTGGTGACCCGTCCGTGGCAACCCATCACCACAGGCGGCACCTGTTTGCGGACCTGTGGCGGGGTAACGATGTATTTGTCTACATCGGCGTTGAGATATGACCCGTTGTTGTAGTAAGCAGTTTGCGCTTTGTGGTGCTTATCACCATGTGCTGGGCCGCTGCCATCATTGCAAACGTCCAGGTCAGAAATGAACTGGACGTAGGTGCCGTCGTTGTTGGAGAGGATGTTGACCTTGGCGATAGTCAAGAGGATTGTGAGTTCTGACTCTGGCGGCGTTAGGAGCTTCATTTTGTGGTCATGGTCCTTTTCCGTTGCGGACAGCGAAGTAGCCACCCAGAGCGGAGAGTAGTCCGCCGGCGATAGCTACGAAGATTTCGCCGCCGGCATCGGTCAGGCTTTTGTGAGTGAACCAGAGTCCCACAATGGTGAGTGCGCCCCAGCCTATTAATCCGGCGACGATCACAAATGCGATTCGATCTTTGGGTGTCATTTTTTTCTCCTTGCTTGTCGTTGGGTTTCCAGTGCTGCGGCAACGGCTTGTTTGTCGGCTTTGGCTTTCCCGAACTTAGCTTTAGTCGCAGCGAAGGTCTTGCCGGTATGGAACTCTTTGATGTTCTGGCTGACTACTGCTTTCTTTGCGCTGTGTTTCAGTGGCATGTTGCACCTCCTTTCCGTGGTTATTTGTTAGCTTTGGTTGAAAAGCTCATTGGTGCAAAAGCTTGTCAAGTGATTATTTTTTTCCCTCGTAGACTCGTTAGGCCAAGGCAATAACACGACGGTCTAACGAGTATGAGTGTGGTATAGTTAGGCGTGAATAACACGCAACTAAGTAAATGGTGGCAGAGTCCATCCGCGCAAGCGGCGTTGGGTCGGGCCAGGTTTAAGAAAAAGGAAAAGCTGGCGCAATTCCTTGCAGCAGTAAAAGCCAAGCAGGACAAACTGCGCCTGGAAGTAGAAAACTGGAAGGATGTGAAATAACTATGACCACACTGACTAACATGATTCAGCACTCGTTTAAGACAGAGCAGGAAGCTCGCAAATGGGTTAGGCGAGAGAGATCGCTGGAACAGGTAAGCATCATTCACAGTCCGCATAAGGACAACTCGAAAGGTGATTACTTCGTAGACTGCACGGGATGTGCATTTATTCGGAACTGGGAAACCGAAGTCTATTGCGGACTGGGCAAAAAAGCCTAAACATCGAGGGGTGGGGCGCGAGTGCGCCCCACCTTTTGTTTTCTGAGCCTTAACCTTGTGACTTTTTAGCATGGCTCTCGTTCTTCGTCAAGGTGGAAGTTGTGGCGGAAATCCTGATGTGCCGCCGCCGCCAGGTGTGTTTTTTGTGTTACTAAAAAAGCCATGAGGCGAATCGTCCAGTCCTGCCAGGCTAGCCCAATACTCGACAATATCGCCTGTTGGATTGGAGGCTAGCGGTATTGGACCAGCGTAAGTGTGGGTGGTTCCAGAGTTCAAAGCGTAATGGATGGTTGAGCCGGCTGTGACAGGGGTGAGGGTAAGGTTACCTGCGGTATAATGCTGGTTGCCGCTAAAACTCCAGTGCGGCTGGGCGCACTGTACTCCTGGGGCTGGTTGTCCAGGGATTTGCTGAACCTTGGTATAGGTAGCAATGCGCTCGCCCGACTGGCGACCGTCCTGCGTGACGGCAATGATCCTTAGCGTGATAGTTGTAGTGACGTTGAGCGGGGCTGTTCCCCAGATCGGAGAACCGAAACCGGGTTGTGTTCCATCGCGCGTGTAGTGCATGGTTGTGCCGGGAGCAGCGGTCGCGTACACGAAGAGCGATCCTACGAATGGTCCAGGCGGCGGTGAAAAGACCGGAGGCTGTAATGGAGCCCAGCCGCTCACAAGATAAGAGATCGGGGTCACTGTGGTGAGGTCATAGTCGGTGTCGGCGGTGAAAGGCTGGAGCTTGAACAACACAGTCGCGCCAGGAGCAAATCCGGCGTTGTCTAGAATATGAAGAAGGGAACGGGGAATGAAAAATGCCTGGGCATTGACTGCGTGGGTCGCCTTAGTTGTGCCTAGCCGGCCGGGATACATGTATATAAGTTTAAGACCACCTCCGTAGGAAAACACAGTTGTCAGGGAGTACACTTCTGCGTCGATAAAGCAAAGGAGCGTGTCGTCCAGTCCCTGGGTATTGGTTTGCGATTGGACGATCTGGTCATGGTTAGGCCCGTAGACGTAAAACCAGCCGCTGTTGGTCCCTGCGCCAAGAGCATACGCAAGAATCCCGAATGCCCCGAAGTTGTTCGTGTTGGCTAAGCAATCGTAAGTCGCGCCGTTGTCAAAGCTTGCCCAGATCCGGTAACCCATGACCTCCACGTTGCCTTGTACTGCAAGGCAGACGATCTGGGTCAGGAAAGCATGATTAGTCAGCAGGTATGGGACCTCTGTCACGCGGGATTCCCAGATTGCGCGAGGCCCGAGGACAAAGCCGCCTGGACCCTGGAATCCTGGCGGGATATATAAGGAAGGCCACTTGGCGCGTTCCAACTGGACTGTCATGGTGGCTTTGGCGGAACTGTCTGCGTCGTGTTCGACTTCCAGCAGGCGCAGGTAAAAAGAAAGACTGTAATAGGCCGAGTTGTAAAGAAAGACGTTTCCAGGCAGGATATGATTGTTAGTGAGCCATTCTCGTTTAACTACAAGCTGGCCTGTGGTATCAGGGAGGGCAAGGATGGCACCGTATTCTCTCGCATAATGCTTGGCCTGGTTGGCATCGGTGATCCATGATCGTTGCAAGACCGTGGGCCGCGGAGTGCCGGTTATGCGGAAATTGTTGGGATCGCGATAGCTTTGGGCGTAGGTGTTAAAATGGTGAAGCCGATCCTGGTAAACGATTGACACCTCGTTCATGGTCGGTCCCCAGCCTGTCGGAGTCAGTGCGGGATTGCCCAGAAGATCGTCATCGGTCAGGGTCCCGCTGGAAGTAATTGTGCCATGCGAAAAAAGACCGACCTGGATCTGGCCGCCATTGTTGCGGATCCAGCCATCGTAATACTCCAGCAGGTTCGCCACGGTCTGGCGAAAATCGTTTTGTTGAGTGATAACAGGCGAGAGCCTTGCGAAAATTCCGTCAAGCGTGTAGTAGAGGTTTTTGAAAGAAGTAAGATCCAGTTGAGAATCAGATAGCCCCATTCCGAAGCGCGTGTCGGTGAGCCAGTCATAGAGGATTGCGGCTGGGTTAACGCCCTGATCAGTTGCGACATCAAAGCCGGGACTGGTGCCGCCGGTTATCCACGGGGCGGGACACCCGCGCACCAGTTCGAAAATTATGTTAGGAACACTGGTGCGGCCGCGGCCCAGTTTCCAGTTCTTAAAGACCGCATAACACTGGCCGCGGTAAGCCGGATGCTTGTCGTAATGACCGCTAAACGGGTTGACGTCGCCGGCAGCAAAGTTCTTGAAAGTCTGTCCGCCTGTACCGGCCGGTGCTGGCGGGAACGTAGTCGAATCGGTGGGATCGATTGAGCCAGTTGCTACGCCGCGCGGAGTTAAAAGCACTCCGTCTATGGGCTGGGTTTCACTGCCCCAGTAGAGATGAATCATTCCCTGGTCGCCACCTTGAGCTCCTGCTACAGTGATGACTTCTTTTTCTGCTGTGCCTCTTTGGACGTTGCCGCTCCAGAGCACCTCGCTGTCCATGACGACAGTGCGAATTGCGTCCACGGGCCGGCGGCCGCCCATGCAAAACATGAGCGCGAAATCCGCGTAATACTTGTAGTCGGTCGTCTGGCTGCTGCTTCCCTTGCCGCCCTGGGTTTTGATAGGTACCGCTTTCGGGTTGTACGCTGGCGTGATGTAGGCTCCGGTCACATAAGCGCGGCCAGCCAGATAAGGAACAGGAACTGCTTGCTGATTGCTGTTGAGCGCGTCCTCGGAGATGTTGGCAAGAACTTTCTTGACCTGTTGCTGTGGTGCTGTGTTAGCGAAAAAGCTCATGGTTTCGGCTTTAAGCGGAAAGCTGCCACAAGATGGATCGAATAGCTGGAATCCTGAATCGTTCCTTCTACTACCCCGACGCGCGGCAGCGCGTTTACGAAATGCAAATCGTTATCGTAAATGATCGGCATGTGGAAGAGTTCGCCGTGGCGCAGAATAAGGACATCCCCAGGCTTAAAGAAATTTCGCGGTGTCACTGCGTCAGGATCCCTGACGATCTCAGGCACCTCGAGTTCCACAAAGATTTCCGACAAAAGCTTGCTTTGCGGATCATCGACTTTGCCTCGCAACCAATCTAAAACGCGATCACCCAGCTTGTGAGACTGGTAATCAGCCGGCTCACGCGGGAATGCCCACTTGTCTGTGGCTCCGATGCGGTACAAGATTTCTTGTGCCAGTCCTATGCAATCAATGCCTGCGCCCTTGGCGTCGACAGTGATGCCGAGAGCCTCGGCTTGTGCGCGGCCGGCTTCGAACTCGTCCTGGTAGTATTCCTGAAAAGGCGTCCCGATCCAGGAGAGTGCTTCCTCGCGAAGTTTTCTCGCTTTTAATGGATCATCGAAATAAGATTCGTTCATCCTTTTTTGCCTCCTGACACCTGTTTGGCTTTCATCGCTTTTACCGCTGGATTCACATTTGGAACGAAGGGATGGCCGCCATAATTGATCAGGTTATTGAACTTGGCCTCGCATTGATCTCTCGAGCCATCGTAACCGGGATAGAAATTAAACGATAGCTGTTGTCCCAGTGGAATTTTAAGAAGTGGCCGGTCGAGATGGAATGTTGATCCGCTAGAGTGAAGAATCCCGCGCCGTTCAAAGTTTAATCCAAAGCCAGTAGAGCTTTCCAGCCAGCCGCCGGCAAACCAATCGTCTGGTTGGGTGGCGGCTGTTCCTGAGACTGTGATTATCTGCGGATCGCCGGCGTTAACTGAGGCGACTTTTCCAGTCATCATGAATGCTGATGCTGGCAAATGCGTAGGAGGAGCAAACTGGACGTAGTTGTCGCTGGTCATCAGAAGGAAGCGAGGAAACTTTCTCTCGAACAAATTGCCGAACGCTATTGCTGTTGCCTTGTAATCGCCGTCCACGCTCCAGACATCGCCGTAAAAGCGTTCGACCGCTGTCTCGGAGCGTGGATTACGGGCATCGACCTCGTAAACGAAAAGTGTGAGTGACCCATCAAGGGCAAATGGAAACATCTTGCCCAACGGATTGCCAGGGAAAGGAAAGCTTTTAAAATCGAGTTTTTCCTGATCCAGTTTCAGGCCGGTCTTTACCTTATCGAATGAGAACGGCGCAGGTGTCCATACGCCAGCCAATACTCCGGTGGCTATTGAGATCGAGTTTTCGTAAGAGGTGAACTTGGAGATGGCGACATCAGTTTCCACGAAACCGAAAAGATACGCCGGCTCTGGCAATGGATCCGGCGGGTTCTGGTATTCGTGCGATAGCTCGACAAATTTCAGTTTGGTAGTCGCCAGGTATGGTGTGGTGTAATCCCATTGCAACTTCGGATCTTGGAAACGTGCCAGAAGGAGACAACTCAAAATAGTGTTGGTCGCAGTGTGCGTTCCTACGCCAATCGTTGCCACTAAAGTCGGCGGCGACTGGTTTGTGGTTGTCAATTGGTATGGATCGATCGAGTTATCAGGACCAATGAGAGCTACGAAAGGATCGCCTGGTTGCGCTTCCCGGCCGGGATCGACGAATTCGCTCGGCTCAATGGGGATGTTCCTTGGACTTATCGCGACAGGCGTGTCGCCACTCATGCGCATGTCGCCGCGCCATGTCGGAATCATAAATCGCAATACCGGACCGCGCTGAGTGCGCCAGAACCGTTCGACGCGCGAAGCGTCTTCCCGTGTCGACTGGTAAAATTCCATCTCCAGTCCGCGCCGATTGCGATGATCGAACACGCGCTGCTGGCTGGTTCGAAGAAATCCTATGTCTTCGTAAATGATGTCTGGCTGTTCCGTCCAATCCAGTGGCTTTGAAAAGTTTGGCTGGACATCAAAGAGCGGTGTGGAAGCAAATGCCGCGATGTGCAGACCGACGACCGGAAGAGATGCTGATCGCGGAGTCACTCTGGAAACAAAGTTTGAGCTTTCCTTTATTGTAAGATCGACTTCCATCGTTTCGTCGGTGATCGATTCGGGTTTCGGTCGCTCGCTTAAATATCCAAAAAGCAAAGGGTACATGATCGTTCCGGCCGGCCATGCATTGTGGACCCCTGGAGTGAGGCTGAATGTTCCGGTTGAAACTCCAGCGGTCAGTGTTCCAGTGACAATTTCCCAGGTTGAAAAGTCGCTATTGGCGATAATCCAGAACGAGCCGAACCGGACCGGAACATCCAGCAAGGCTATTGACGTCGCGCCTATGGGGATGCTGTTTGTGAGCTCGCAACCGTCAGGCCAAAGAGGAACGGCTACGGTTTCGCCACGGATCCGGCTAAGAAAAATGCGCAGTTCCTTGGCATCTGCAGCGTTGGACATGTAACTCGACCATTTCATTGAATAACGCGAACTCTGGGCAAACGCGCGTCGACTCTCGTTGAAAGTGATGAGGTCTTTTGCAATATCGGTGGGTAACTCGAGAGTGACTGTTACGGTGGATGCCCAGTTAGGTTGCGCAACCAACAGCCCGACGTCTTGGTTAGCGTAAGTGATTATCCGCGCGATCATCTCATTCCCAGTTCGATTCGATTCCCGCGCACGGTGTCTACAATGATGTTGCGGCCCTTGCGCGAAGCCATTTCTTTTACCAGGGCATTAAGATCCGTGTAGTTATGAACATGAACGTCACCTTGTCGGAGTGAGCCAGACGAAATGCCGCCGCCGCTGTGCATGTGTCGCAGATTTCCAATTGAGCCGCCTAAATGAAACTGGCTCATGGACGGTTTGCCCAACCCGCTAAAC